AATGTTATTTCTTTGTGAAAAGACAGTATGGTGAATTGATGTCTGGAGTTCCATTGAAAAAGAGTGTTAAGATTGGTGCATCTGAAGATGGTGAGATTGTTCACGGTTCTGAGTATGGAGAAGATGGTACAATTTTATTTACGGACACTGTTGAAAATTGTGGCCTTGGAATAATTCGAAATGACTGATCAAAGTGGGGTATAATATACTATGGCTAAAAAACAAGCACCCATGAAGGATTTCTTTAAGTACAATTCAATAACGACTCCAGATTTCACACATGCTGCGTTTTGTCTTGCTGCTGAGATTATGGTTGTTAGACATGCGGCTGAGAATGGTGATGAATTACCTCCTTACTTTTGGCGTAAAGACATTCCATGTGACAACAAGTATAAGCTTGAGTATAACAACAATATTCAGTGTATGAGGAAGTTGATGAAAGATGTTCCTGCTCATTTTGTTATCCAGTGCGTGACATATGCAAGACAAATAAAGCATTCAAATTATGGATATATAACTACAACCGTAAAAAACAAATGGGAGAAGTGGAATAATAACATGGCTTCTAGAATTAGTAATATTGTTAAAGAACAGGCTGTGAGAGATGTCGCTATTGAAGAAATGATGATAATGGCATCTGCTGATGTCAAGTATGAGGAAACAAAAGGAAAGAAAAGGAAGGCGGTACTTTAATGGAAACGAAGAGAATTAAGGATGAATACTTTCTTGACATGGCAGAGGTTTGTGCAAGGCAAGGAACATGTCTTAGAAGAAGATTTGGAGCAGTTCTTGTTGATTCTGACAATAGGGTTATAAGCACAGGATATAATGGTGCTCCATGTGATCAGATGGATTGTTTGCAAATTGGCACTTGTTGGAGAGAAGAAAATAACATTCCTTCTGGAAGTAATTATGAGAAGTGCCGATCTATTCATGCAGAGCAAAATGCATTGCTTTATGCTGGTCAAAGAGCGGTGAACTCAACGATGTATTTAGCTGGAATTGATGCTAACACAGGAGAACTTGTAGATGCTTATTCATGTTTTCTTTGTGTTAAAATGATGCTTAATGCCAGTGTTATAACTCTTGTTTCTAGACAGGCAGATGGTAGTGTGAAGCTAACTTTTCTTGATGAACTTTACGATGAAGATGTAAAGAAGATTTTTGGAGAATAATATGGCTAAAAAGAAGAAAGACGAAGAGAGTAAAGAGAACCAAGATTTTTTTGACTCTGCTGTTGTGAAGAAAATGCAAAAGGACTATGGGGCAGAGTTTGCTGTTCCTCTTAGCTCTATTGACGACAAAGAGCGTGGTGTTGTGAAAACATTCCCATCTCTTGACATTGCTCTTAGTGGTGGTCTTTCTATGGGTCAAACTGTTCAAATTGCTGGTAAGCCAAAGACAGGCAAGACAACACTTGCTTTTGGTATTGCTGCTAATTTTCAAGCAGAAAATCCAGACAAGAAGGTTTTTTACTACAAGGTTGAGGGTCGCCTTAGTTCAGATCTTGCAAGAGGAATTCCCAATCTTGATCTAGATAGGGTTGTTGTTGTAAGGTCTACAATTGACCACATTATGACAGGAGTTGAATTTCTTGACTCTCTTGAAAAGAATATGAGGACATTCCCTGAATCCATGCATATACTTGATTCTGTTGGTGGAATAACTGGTGATGGAGAAATGTCAAATAGCATGGGTGACCAACAGCAGGGTGAGCTTGCAAAGCTTCTTGCAAAATTCTGCAGAAGAAATGCAGGGGTTATTGACATTACAAATTCATTGTTTCTTGCTCTTAATCATGTTAGGGTAAAGCAGTCAAGGGGTCCAGCGGGTGGTGGAACAATAAGTCCCGGCGGTAATCACTGGATGCATCAAATAGATACAGATATATTGCTGTCAATAGCTTTTCCTAACCCAAAGATTCTTTCAAGTGATGATGTTGAAATTGGTCACAATCTTGATGTTCTTGTTAAGACAACAACGATGGGTCCACCAAAACAAAAGGCAATCTTGCCACTTGTCTATGGAAGAGGTATATCAAGACTTATGGATGTTGTCAACATAGCGGAGCAGTTGTCAATTATAGAGAAAAGTGGTTCGTGGTACAACTATGGAGACAAGAAGTGGCAGGGTATGAACAATCTTCTTACCGCTGTTGAGGAAGATGTTGAACTTTATGGTTCTATCGAAAAAGCTGTTTCGGAGATGATAGCTTGAAGATGCTTGATATAAATGGTGATACTGTAAGGGTTAATGTAGATCCTTCTCAATATCCAATAAGAGGAAAAATGAGTCGGTCTAAAATTCAGTATGAAGTTGGAGAAAAACTTGTTGACAAATTTGCTCTGTACAATATACTTGAAGAGTGGCCTATCCCTAACTCAAGGCTATCTATAGACTTTTTTATACCTCAACTTGGAATTGTTATTGAGGTTGATGGACAGCAGCACAATAAGTTTTCGAAGTTTTTTCATGGAACTATTGATAATTTTATGAAGCAAAAAGAAAGAGACAAAAGAAAAGAAGATTGGTGTTCAATAAACAACTTAACATTAGTCCGTATAGTTGAACCAAATCAGGTGGAAAATATATGACAGAAGATATAAAATCAAAGCTCACGCCAAACATAGAATGTGATCCACAAGAGATTACAGAATATCTCAATTGCGCCTATGACGTATATATGAAGATGGGTCATGAGGAACTATTCGAAGTGGTGTGGAAGCTGAGACAATACTCTTTGTTTATAAAAAAGGAGTACAATGAGAGTGCTGCAAGAGCAAGGTGGTGCTACAACAACATAATCAAGGTAGGAAAACCTGCTGCTTCTGAGTTTGATTCTTATGACAAAGATGAAAGACTGCAGTGTGCTATACAAAACAATGAGCACTTGAAGAAATTGCAAGATGCGAAGATTAAGTATGACTCTGATGTAGTATTGCTGGAAGGTGTAGATAGGTCTATATCTTATTTAACAGTAATGCTTGAGAGGCTTTTAGATTATAAATTTGAAAGGATTAAGAATGAGCGCAATAGCAAAGATTCGTGATGGTATTATTGAGGGTGATTGGGAGCTTGTTGTAGAGGGCTACAATCAAATGGCTGGTGCAGAACTAGTTGCTCCAGAAGACAAGTCTTATGACGAAGAAGAGGTAGCCGCTAGAATTCGCAAGGTAAGAGAAAAGCTTGAAAGTGTTCTTGATATTCTTGCAGATGAAAATGCAGAGGTTGCTGCTGTTTACCTTGATGTTGAAGAAGAGGAAGAGTTGGAAGAACCTTATCCCGAAGAAGAAGATGAAGAAGAGGAAGAAGAAAAGCCAAAGAGGGGGAGGGGTCGCCCAAAGGGTTCTAAAAACAAGAAAAAGTCTTCTTCAAAAAAGGCAAGTAAGAAGGAAATTTCAGAAGCAGAAAGAAACCTTGATAGTGTGACAGAAGCAGAGAACACAAGTGTTTTGCCAACACCAAATAAGATGAAGTTTATTACATCAAATGAGAACTCTGAGGAAGATCTTGAAATTGCAGAAAGGCTGAAAAAGGTCAAGAAAGAGAAAAGACCTAAGCAAAGTGGCGGAAAATGTCTTGACTGCGGGAAAGATACAGAGTATACTATTAGGGTTGAAGAAAAAGCAGAATACATGTGTAACGATTGTGCATTGAAGAGAAAAGGACCAACTAGTTGAGTGACCCCGATGCTATAAATACGGATATTTCTGCAGAGAGAGCAGTATTGTCTTGTATTTTAAAGAACAACTTGGAAGCTTTCATAAAGACCGAAGATATTTGTCTTCAGCCTTCTGACTTCTACTATGATACTAACTCCGCAATTTATTTGGCTATGAGAAATTTCTATGAGAAAAAGCCAAAGGGGGTTATAGACAAGTTTTCTATTATCGCTGAAATAAAGAAGATGGGCGATAAGAGAACTCTTTCAATTGTAGAAAAGAAGGACTGCGAATATCTTGATGCTCTTGGTTTGATGAATGTTGGCTTAGATGCTCTTGATGAAATCGCATACAGCGTGAAGAAGAACGCTGTTTTTCGTGCGGTTTTTGACGGAATAGATGAAATGAAGGATTCGATAGAAAATGAAATCAATCCAAGTTTCACTCTTGAAGAGCTTATGTCAATTGTTGAGAGGAAGTACAGTGGTTTAACAGAAGGGATAATGAATCCCAATGCAAAGTTTCAAACCTTCGGTGATGCTATAGATGATTGGTTTGATGATAAGATTAATAATCCAAGAGATTTGGCTGGTGTTCCAACAGGCTTTCCAATTTATGATTATGCGATAGGAAGAGGTCTTCGTCGTGGTTCTATAAACATGCTTGGTGCAAGAACTGGTGTTGGTAAATCCTTGCTTAGTCTCAACTTTGGCAGCAACATTTCTAACTTTAAAATACCAACACTGTATATTGATACAGAGTTAGAGAAAGAACATCAGATGTCTAGACTTGCTGCGGCAAGAGCAAATGTTGGAATAGCTGAAATAGAGACAGGGAAGATCGCAAGAGATCCGGTAAAGCTTGCTGGTGTTAAGAAGGAAGTTGCAAAGATAAAAAAGCTTCCATTTTACCATCAGTATGTTGGTGGATGGAGATTCGAAGAAATACTAACATATATGAAGAAGTGGGTTAGACAATGTGTTGGTGAAAATGAAGATGGTTCTCTTAAAGATTGTGTTATAATTTTTGACTATCTGAAGATGATGAAAACAGATGGTCTTGACTCTCTTAAGGAGTACCAGCTTATAGGTTTCTGGATGACTGCTCTTCATGATTTTGCGATTCGATATGATGTGCCAATATTCTTACTTATTCAGCTTAACAGGGATGGTATTCAAAATGAAGGACAGGGTCTTGCTGCTCAATCAGATAGAACAGAGTGGCTTGCAAGCAGCTTTACTATTTTTAAAAACAAAACGATTGAAGAAAGAACAGAGTCTGGACAACATGGAAATGCAAAAATGATCGTTGTCAAGTCTAGATTTGGTCCTGCTACGCCAGAGGGTGATTATATAAACGTTTTTGCCAATAAATCAAGAGCGTTGTTAATAGAAGGACAAATGAATAGTGTTGCTAGGAGAGAAGATGAATCAAGCAACAGCAGTGAGCAAGAAGAGCCAGAGCAGAGACAGGCAGACGACTCAGAAAACCCGTGGTAAAACAGCTAAGAAAAAAGATTACACGCACATAGAAACAATAGCTGTTGAGAACATTGAGGCTATTCTTGAGTACTTAGGAATTGAATATGAGAACAGATACTCATATTTTACGTTTCCTTGCCCAATACACGATGGCGAAAACAACACAGGGTGCTCATTTTCTTTAGATAGAAAAATGTGGAAGTGCTGGTCTACAGACAATGATTGCAATGAAGATTACCCAAACAACATATTTGGCTTGGTTATGGGTGCTTGCAAGGTTGGTTTTTATGAAGCTGTTTCTATCATATGTGGAGTTTTAAAAATCTCTGATAGCGACATTCCAGAGATTGATGTAGAAAAGCTTGAGACAGAGAAATTTTGTAAAGTAAAAAAGTCAAAAAACACAAACAACAAGAAGACAGTGTACGACAAAAGCTGTCTCAGTAAGCTTAGTAGCGATGTATATTTTACAAAGCGTGGATTTACTAAAAAGACACTTGATCATTTCCAGTGCGGGTTCGCACACAAAGGTAAGATGGCAAGGCGTATTGTTTTTCCTATTGTCGATATGAATGATGATATTGTTGCCTTCTCTGGAAGAATTATTTATGAGTGTTGCCCTAAGTGTAAGAAGTATCACGAACATGAAGATTGTGAAAATACAGGTTTCTCCACAGACAGCAAATGGAAACATTCTCATTCTTTATCAAAAGCGGTTGTGATTTATAATCTTAATAGAGCATATGATGAAATAATGAGGCGTAAAGAACTTATTATCGTTGAGGGCATTCCAGATGTGATGAAACTTTACCAAGTTGGTGTCAAAAATGTTGTTTGTGTTTTGGGGGCATCAATTTCTCAGAATCAGCTAAAGCTTTTGCTATCAATAGGTTATATCGCCAAGGTGTTTTTGTTTACCGATAGTGATGCCGCTGGAAGCAACTTCAAAAACAAACATTCTTCATACGATGAAGAGGATTTTTCTTCTCTTAGCACCTTTTTTTACGTTGAAAAAGTTTCCCTAGATGGCTATAAAGATATAGGGGATATGGATGATACAAAGGCAACGGAGTTTTGTGAAAGGATGGGTTGGCTATGATTGTTTTCGGACTGTCTGGTAAGGCTGGATCGGGTAAAGATACTATGGCTAAGTATCTTTGTAATATGTATGGGTTTTATCGTGTTGCTTTTGGTGATGGTCTAAAGGATCACTGTGTTTCTGTTCATGGTTGGGATGGTAAAAAAGATGATGCTGGTAGAAATCTACTTCAGGTTGAGGGAACAGATAAACACAGAGAAGCATATCCTGATGTTTGGGTTGACATTGCTAGGGTGAAAATTAAGATGCTTGAGGCAGATGGTTATGATAAGATTGTAATTACTGATATGCGTTTTCCTAATGAATTTGATTTTGTTAATAGTTTTAATGATGGATATTGTATTAGGATTGAAGGTAGAAAATATAACATGGGAGAGGAAGCGGAAAATCATAGGAGTGAAACTGCTCTTGACAATCATAAATTTGAATTTAAAATAGATAGTAGTGGAGATATCGGAGAGTTTCATAAGGAAATATGGGACTTTATGGTAGGCAATGATTTTATTGGAGAAAAAGACAATGGATCTGCAACACATATCAGCCTCATCAATAGATACTTTTGATATTTGCAATTATTCATATAAGCTTAGGTATGTTTATGGTTTAAAAGGTTTCCCAAACATGGGGAGTGAAAAAGGAACCGTTTGTCATACTGTGTTTGAAAAGTATGCAAGATGTTGTATGGATGATGAATATGATGCATTTGATGTAGATGGATGCCTAGAAAGAGAGTTTGATAAGCACTTTGAAACCGTTGATCTTGAGTATGATAGAGAAGAAGAGATTGAAGACTGCAGAAAGATGATTCACAAGGTTCTTGATAAAAAGAACAATGTGTTTCAGCACAAAATCCTTGGAGTTGAGCAAACGGTTGATCTTGTTCTTAAGTCAGATGGAGAACTTATTTATGAAGGATACTCTAAAGATTTTGGTGATGAAAACGGAAAAATAGATAAGACAGTTGACATTTGTGATGTCTTTGGTCGATATGTTTTTAGGCTTTATGGGTTTATAGATCTTATTGTGGAGATTGATGAAGACACAATTGAAGTGGTGGATTGGAAGTCAGGAAAAAGCTCTAAGACATTTGAAGCACTAAGAAAAGATACTCAAGCTATGCTTTACGCATTGGCTGTTAGGTATTTGTATCCAACTTATGATAACTACATCGTTACATTTAATTATCTAAGAAGGAAGCCTATTACTCTTTCTTTCTCAGAGTCGGAGATGATTTCTATAACAAATAAGCTATATTCAAGGTGGCGTAAGATAAAATCTTGCAACGATCCAAAAAGAACCATACGTGGTCATAATGCCAAGTGGAAGTGTAGGTTCTGTGCGTTTAATGGCGGCAAAGAAGACTGTGATATTTTCTTTATGCTGGATTCTCTTGGAAAACCTCTTGACAAAGCAATTCAATATGCTAAAATGGGGAGGACTTTAGAGGACTTAGCATAAAGGAGACAATCATGGTAAAGATGAATGACTGCGTTTCTGGAAGAAACACTTATATTACACTGGAGTCTGGTGAATTTCTCAGAGGTAAGATAAAGACAAGTAATAAAGAGTGTGTTGCGCTGGATGATATATTTGTTTTAGCAAATAGTGCTAAGCTTGGGACTAAGAAGATTCCATTTGAATCAATCAGTGCCATCTTTTCCGTTATTTCTAATACAGATGAAGCAGAAGAAGAAAAGGTCCAAGATAGGATTGACTATAACAAAACAGGCGATAGGACAAATGCTTTTGTTAATGAGGTTGGAAATGCTGTTTCTCAATTTATGGTTGCTCATTTCAACTTTGAAGATGAAGAAGAGGCCGGTCTTGTAACGAACATGCTTATGAGTACAATCGTTAACTCACCTGTTGTAGAAAAGATATTGGAAGGAACGGATACCAAGAGTGGATCTTAAAAATATGTTCCCTAAAAAGTGGAAAGACTTTAGAAGTGCTGTCTTTAAAAGAGATGGCAGGAAGTGTCAGTTTTTAAAAGAAAATGGCAAGAAGTGTGGGTCTACAAGAAGGATTGTTCCGCATCATATATTGAAAAAATCGACCAATCCAGCACTTTGTTTTGATCCAGATAATGGTATAACACTTTGTAACTCTTGTCATGTATATAAAGTAACAGGAAATGAGAGTTTTTACGCTCCAATTTTTATGAGAACAGTCAGAGATAATAAAGGAAGAGCAAATGGCAAAAACTAATGGTTATCTTGAAGACATGCATGAACGATGGATTTCTCCTAAAACAAGGGAGCTTTATATTCATGGAGTAGATTCTTCTGTTGGTGGTGAATATGATGGAGAAGAGCCGGGAGTTGAATATATGATGGCTAATAAGGTAATTAAAAACCTTCATTATCTTCTTCATCAATCAAAGACAGAACCTGTAACCATTCATATGCATACATGTGGTGGAATGTGGGAAGAGGGTATGGCTATTTATGACACCATTAAAGCTATGCCATATCATGTAACTATTATTTCTTATACACATGCAAGAAGTATGAGTAGCATAATTCTTCAGGCTGCTGATGAAAGAGTTCTTCTTCCTAACTCTTACTTTCTTATTCACTATGGATCAGAACATGTGGTAGGGGCAACACAAGAAGTTTACAGCAATATCGCCTATTCAAAATATTGTTGTGAAGTAATGCTTGACATTTATGTAGAAGTGTGCTATGATTCTCCTAAGTTTAAAGGAAAGACAGAAAAACAGGTGAGGTCACATCTTAAGAACAGGATGTTGAAAGAAATAGACGTTTTTATCAAACCAAAAGATGCAATTGAATATGGGTTTGCTGATAAGATATTGGAGAAGTTTTAATGTTTAAAAGAAAAATTCTTCCGCTTATTTGCTTTTTTGCAATTGGAATGAATTATTTTACATATGTTTGTGAAGAAAGAGATTTTAGAAGGGCTGTTCTATCAACTATTGTTTGGGCAATTCTATTGTTTTACAATGAAGTTAGGAGAAGTAGGTGAGTAAATTTATCAGCCTTCACAATCACTCAGATCACTCTATTCTTGATGGTTGTGCAAAAATTTCTGAGATTGTTGCCAGAGCAAAGGCTCTTGATCAAGATGCCATTTCTATAACTGATCATGGAACTATTAGTGGCGTCATTCAGTTTTATGAAGAGTGTAAAAAGAATGACATCAAGCCAATCCTTGGTAGTGAATTTTACGTGTGTGATAGCGATGCATCCTTGAAAGAATCTACCAACAGAAAGGCAAGGCATTTAATTGTTTTGGCTAAGAATCTTGAGGGGTACAAAGATCTTATTTGGCTAAATAATCAGGCAGCTTATAATTACTACTACAATCCAAGGGTGGATATCAATATTGTTAAGCAGATTGCGTCCAAGGGCAATCTTATCGGAATGTCTGCTTGTATTGGTGGAATAATTTCATCTGAGATATTCCAAGAGGACTCTAATGCTGGTTCTGCAAAAGATGTTCAATCTTGTCGTCAGCTACTTAGAGACAACTGGTTTCAGTTCGGGTGCGCCAAGGCAATACAGTGGAACGCTGCTTTTAATGGCAACTTTTACCTTGAAGTTCAAGATGAAGGCATTCCAATGCAGTCGGTTGTTATTGAGTGCTTTAGAAAGATTAGCGAAAAAACTAAAATTAAGGTTGTTGCCACAAGTGATCCTCATTTCGCAAGTCCAGAAGATGCTATAGCCCATGAGGTCATTATTTGTTCTCAGACAAAGAAAACCCTAAGCGACAGGGAGGAAGCAAGAAGTCGTGGTGAGGATATCTTGTTTTCGGACAACACCGGCTATTATGTTAAGGGATATGAAGATATCAAGGATCTCTTTTTAGAAGAAGAAATAGCAACTTCTGTTGAGATTGCAGACCAGATAGAAAATTATGAGATAGAGCTATCAAAACCAAAGCTTCCTACCTATCCTATTCCAGATGGATTTAAGGACATTGACACTTTTTTGTGGGAGCTTTGTCAAGATAACCTCAAGGCTATGGATCTTGATAGAGATGAATACCAAGAGAGACTTTGGTATGAGTATGAGATTTTTAGGGATACAAAGATTAATGGTGTTAGTCTTAACAATTACTTTATAATTCTTTGGGATATTATTAAGGAGGTTGAAAGACTTGGTTCAAAAGCTGGTGTTGGAAGAGGTAGTGCTGCAGGTTGTCTTATTTCCTATCTGCTTGGGATTACAAGACTTGATCCTATTGCGTACGATCTATCTTTCCAGAGGTTTTTTAACACTGGTCGTTTGTCAGAGGGTCGTGTAAGTCTTCCAGATATTGACCTTGATGTTAGTGCTGAGATTCGTGGTGACGTAATAAAATACCTCAAGGAAAAATGGGGTGAGAATAATGTTATTCAAATTGCGACTTTTGGGACATTGCAGCCAAAAGCTGCTATTAAAGAAGTGTTTAGAGCAAGAGGAATTGATTTTGAACAGGCAAATGTTTTAACCAAGGCTTTTCCAGAAACAGAAATAAAGCAGGATGATGATGCATCTTATACAATTGATGATGCTTTGAGAGTTTCTGATGAATTTAGAAATGCCATGAAGGACTACAAGGCAGAGGTTGAGCTTGCAAAGAAGATTGAGGGAGTTAAGAAGTCAAGAGGTATTCATGCTGCGGGTGTTCTTATTAGTTCTGAGGACATAAATACGTTCTTGCCAATTTCATACGATTCAAGAAGTAAGACGTACATGTGTTCTTTTGAAATGGGTGATGCTGAGAAATTGTGTGTTAAGGTTGATGTTCTTGGTCTTAAGCTTTTAACTATGTTTGATCTATGTCAGGCCAAAATAAACAAGGAGAATATCGAAGAAAAAAAACTTGACATACAAGAAGAAGAGGATATAGTTGAAGAACAAAATGAAGGGAGAGAAGAAATGAGTGAAGAAACAAAGGAAGAAGTAAAAGAAGAAGTTGAACAATCAGACGATGTAGTGGAAGAAGCTACTTTTGAAGATATGGTTGTTGAGTACTTTAGTAGCATTGGTTTTGAGTCTAAGATTTATCCTTGGTATTTGAAGTTTACTGGAGACAAAGAATTTCATATTTATGTTGAGAATAATTCAAAGAGTATTTTTGCTGAGAGAGATGTGGGTCTTGAGGCATTTGTTGATTTTGTAGAAGAGGATTCTAAGACTCATTTTGTTATGACTTTTAACAAGATGACTGATGAAGTTTATGTTGTATTTCCAAAGAACATTAAGAGTGGAAATAAGAACATTAAGCCTTGGGGCAAAATTGTTGATGGCAAAATTGTTAAGGGGGTTCCTAGTGAAGAAGATTAGTCTTATTTTAGCTTTGGTTTTTTTGTGTGCTGGTTGTGGAGTTAATCAAAGCGAATACACTGAGCTATTTAGGCTTGTTCCAATTTGCCCTAAGCCAGAAGCAACTTTGGCTAGAAAAACACAGTGGGCAATAGACAACGCTGTGACTGAAGACGACTGGAGTCTTTCTGGATATTCAAGTCTCACTCTTGATAGCAACCTGAATCGTAGACGTTGGAAGATTGGTTCTATAACTGCTGAACTTGAATATATGAAGAACAAGAATTCTGATCCGAACTGGAGGCTTGATCATTGGGAAGATTTCAATGATCCACGTGTGACTTCTGCTTTTGGTATTCATTGGGGAACGGAGTTTTAGATGAAAAAAATAATTGATGTAATAGTAGTATTTCTTCTTTTTGCAATAATCTGTGTTTCTATTATTCTTTTTAATGTTCCAAAGGTTAGTTATATAGAAACTAATCCAGAGGTTGTTATTAAAGAGAATGCTGAAACTATAGAAGTTGCCCCAATTGATATTAAATTTGAGGGGAAACTATATAAGATTACTGTTCTTGTTAAATATAAAGAAACAACTCCTATTTCTGAGGTTGGTCAAGATGTTGACAAACTAATTTCATTGGCTAAGACCTCTGGCAAGATTGAAGATATGAAGGCAAGAGATTTTAAGATTTGTGATGGAGAGAAAGTTGAGTAAAGAAGAGCAAGCTAGAGAAAAAAGAAAAGCTCAAGAAAAAGCACTTGACCAAGAGATAGACCCTAGTAAAATTAGAAGGAAGAAAAAAGGTAAGAAGGGCGGTGGAGTAAAACACCAGCTTGATGAAGCCGAATCTCTTATTCGTGATATGACAGGAACCTTGTCGGCCTTGTTGTCAATCTGTAAGGACTTGTTAGCTAAAGAGGGAATTGATGTTGACGACAACGACTTTAATGCAAAAGGGTTCTTTTATAGATGGAGAGTTTCTCACGCAAAACACGCACTTGAGTCTGCAAAAAAGTTTATGAAAGGTAGATAATGGAAAAACTTATATTTAATATTAGAGAAGTTCTTGATGAAACTGTTAGTATTACAATAATTGTTTGTTCTTGTGTCGGTGGTGCTATTTTGGTGTTTAATCTTTTTGGATTAGATCCTAATATTTCATTGTTGGTAATGACACTGATTGTTGCTTTTGTAAAATGCAGGTGCTTCCATCCTGCAGATAGACACGCATCAGAAGTAGGATACAGGTTTGCAATAGCTCAGCTTAAAAATAAGCTAAAAACAACAGAAGAAAATGCTTCTTCAAACAAACAAGAACTTGAAGATCTTCGTGTTTTTGTTGACAACATAGTTGGTCAAGGCGTAGAAATGGTCGAAGTAAATGCCGACATTGATGATAAGGATTTTCTTGAAATAGCAAAGCTTGCACATGAAAATGATAGAACATTTAACGAACAGGTAAATGAAATGCTTAGGGAGTCAGTTGAAAATGAATAAGTTTAATCTTGACAATGTGCCTCTTGATGATAAGGACACTTTCGATCTTATAGGTCGTGGTTTGACCAAGGGTCTTTTCCAGCTAGAGAGTTTTCTTGCCAGAACATGGTGCAAGAAGATAAAGCCAAGGTCTATTGAAGAGCTTAGTGACGTTATTGCTATTATTAGGCCGGGAGCTTTGCAACAGGCAGATAATTATGTTGCTGTCAAGAATAGAGAAACAGATATTGAATATATAGATAGAAGACTTGCTCCGATCTTGAAGGACACCAAGGGTATTTTACTATATCAGGAGCAGCTTATTAAAATCGTGCAGCTTCTTGCTGGTTTCTCAGAGTCGGAAGCAGATGTGGTAAGAAAGATGGTTGGCAAAAAACTTATGGACGATCTAAAGAAGGTTAGACCGAAGTTTGTCAATGGCTGCATGAAGAATGGAGTTCCAGAGGATAAGGCTGAAGAGCTTTTCGACATTATGCAAGAATCTGGCTCATATTCATTTAATAAGTCTCACTCAATGGCGTATGCCATCAATGCCTATAGGTCTGCATACCTCAAGGCTCATTATCCAACCGTATTTTTCTGGTCTTGTCTAAGATGTGCAAAGCTTAAGCAGCATCAACAGACAGAAATTGAAGAAGTTTATTGGGATATGAAGAACTTCGGCATAGAACTGCTTCCACCAACAATAAAAGAGATTAATAAGGACTTTGAGATTGTGGATGAAAACACAATAGCTTTCGGCATCACATCTATCAAGGGCATCGGTGAGAGTGGCGTGAGTAAATTCTCTTATTTAGAAAAATGTAGTGGTTGGAGAGAGGCACTTCATTGCATTTTCCACAAGAAACTGTCAAAGGCAAAGGTTGAACCTTTAATTAAGTCTGGTACATTTGACTGTTTTGGAACTACAAGATCAAAGATGATGGCTGAATACAATTTCATTAAGTCGTTGTCTACAAAGCAGTTAGAGATATTTATGCACTTCTTCGACCAAAACAAACATGCAGTCCTAACTGATTTGCTTGAAAAGGTTAGTGAAGAAAACAAGAGATTAAAGATTGGCAAAAAGACAGAAGAAGCGATTAAAATGCTTGAAATTTGTGTCGAAAAAGACTATAATCTTACTAAGGACATACTTGAAAGGAAGTATTTGGGTATAAACCTCACAAGCACAAGAGTTGACGATATTTTAGATGAAGATATTGATTCAACATGTAGCTCTGTTATGAATGCCGTTTCTGGAAACATGTGTGTCATGGGTGTTCTTGAAAGTGTTAATAAGATCAAAACCAAAAGAGAAAAGAAGGAAATGGCTTTCATCGAAATTTCAGATATGACACAAAAGCTTTCCAATATTGTAGTTTTCAATGAGGTTTTTATGAAGGCATACTATGATGATTATCTGTTAAGAGAGCTTGAGCAAGAAGTGCTTAAACTTGATGGGTATAAGAAAGAAGACTCATTTATTGTTACTAATATAACCAAAGTAGGATAGGGAGAAAAAATGGCTAGGAAGAATTTTTCGGAAATTGTTTGTGTGCTTGATAGGTCTGGTTCTATGGAGCAATTGGTAGATGATACTATTGGTGGATTTAATTCATTTGTTAAAGAGCAAAAAGACGTTGATGGAGAAGCAAATCTTTCTCTTGTATTGTTTGATGATTATTATGAAACTCCATATAGCAATGTAGATATTCAAGAAGTTGAAGAACTGACAAGAGAAACTTATTCTGCAAGAGGTATGACTGCTCTTTTAGATGCTCTTGGCAAGTCAATTACAGATCTTGGCGTAAAGCTGGACAATCTTGATGAAGACGAAAAGCCAGAGCATGTCATTTTTGTTGTTATGACAGACGGACAAGAAAATGCAAGCAAAGAATACACAAGACAAAAAATTAATGAAATGATAACACACCAACAAGATGTTTACAACTGGCAATTTATTTTTATGGGTGCAAATATAGACTCTTTTGCAGAAGCTGGATCTATTGGTATCCGTTCTTGTGGTGTTATGGACTATGATGCAGATTCTGATGGTGTGGGTGCAGCATATTTTTGTGCGACAAGTGCTGTAAGCAATGTTCGTGGTGGTGGGAAGGTTGATCTGACTTCTATGGCAGAGGGAAACGAATGAATCTAAAATAAAATATTCTCCGGTGCATAGTTTTGGTGTATATATGCTAAAGGAGGACACAAATGGACAGAAACGATAAAATAGAAAAGCTGTACAAAGAAGGAAAATCAAGCAGAGAAATAGGGAAATTACTTGGTTGTGAGAAAACTACAGTTTTAAGAGTTTTGAA